GCCTAAAACAAAAGTCAAGTTCTTTTTTTGTTTTTATTGCATTTTTTTTCTGCGTGTTAAGTGTTGTAACTCACTAAGGCTTAAGGATTTACAACGGCGCGGCGGGGCCGCAGCCGTAACTCCCTAAGCGTCAAGGAGTTACGCTGTCAAGCGTTTTTTTTCTTTTTTTTACGCCACGGTGAGGTCATTGCCAACCACGGAGAGGTCATCGCTCTTGACCATCAGATCCTCCTTGATGAGCCTGTGACGGCAGAGCGGGTGGATGTCTGAGTTGGTGTCCCTACGCAAGCGCAAGACGGTCTCAAGTATTTCCTCGCACACTCTGCGGAACTCGCGGATATCGCGGCGCTCCTCAACTGCGTCCTTGCACATAGTGATGATGACGGCGGCGGTGTAGGTGTCAACTTTCTCCTCAAGAGAACACCCTGCGCCCCTTTCCTTGGTGCGGCAAGCCTTGAGGGTTTCAACGATTACGGAGTAGATGAATGATGGTTTTTTGACGGTCATGATTAAAGGTAGTTTTGAATTTGTGTTAGTATGTAGATTATGAAGCCGATTGTTGCGGGGAGTAGATTATCCATTATGGGCGCATTTTGATTTCCTCAACTGCTTCATCAAGTCTGCGCTCGATCTTCTTGAAACCCTCCTTTTGAAAAGCGTCTTTTGCCCATTCAGCATTCGCAGCAGCAGTGCCAGAGATGCCTTGCACCGTGATGCGGAGCTTGAAGATTTGATCTTTGAGGTGTTCGATTTGTTCTTGGTCTGTCATGGTGTAACTATACTCTATGATTTGAATTAGTGCAAGTGAAAAGATGTTTTTTTTTCAGTTTTTTATCCCCTGCTGAGAGGTCGCCAGTCAAAGCGACCGTTGGCGATTTCAAGACCCTGCCGATACTCCGACTCGTAAGCGGCTCTCTCATTAGGGAAGGTGATCATGGTTTTCCATGCCCCCTTGCGGAAGGCGAGCGGGTTCTTCATGATGCGCTCGCTCATGCGGAGGTTATGGCTACCACCAAACACAACGGGCTTGGCGATCTCACCTGTGAGGATAACGTAGTAGGCTCGGTCTTTCTTAACTGTCATGCTGGTAGTATACGATAGATTTAGGATAAAGTAAAGAGAAAAGATGATTTATTTTTCTTTTTTTATGGCTTGTAAAAGCAGGTGACAATCTCAACAGCGCAAGCGGAGGCGAGAAGGATACCTGCGCCGATAGTGAAGAGGGTGGCGAGGGTGACAATCCAGAGGCATATCTGATCTTTCATGCCTGTAGTATAGCACACCCCCAGCCAAACGCAAGTTTTTTTTTCGTTTTTTTTACGATTGTTTGTAAGTCGCTGACGCTTAAGGACTTACGACTGCGGCCCCGCCGCGCCCGCGTAACTCCCTAAGTATCAAGGAGTTACGGGGCTTTTTACTGGCACTTGACTGACTGACTTGTCAAGAATTTTTTTGCAGTTTTTTTCTGCGCTTCTCGGCAACCTTCTGTATCCGAATGATTTTATTTTTGCGGTTGCGCTTCAGTTGCTTGCGGTGTTTGGTGGCGGCTCTCTTGTCCATGATTTTTTGTTGGTGTGTTAGAGTTTGATGTCTGCGAGTTGTTTGCCTGTGATAGTGTTAGGTGTGCGCTTGCGTCTCAATCTTCTTGGTGTGTTAAGCCAGTCAACAAGCGTGAGCAGAGGAGCGAAGAGCATAGCAGGGAAGTAAGTTACCGCCATAAAGTGCAGGAAGTTATAAGCATGGTAGTAGACTTCACCCTCTAGCGTGGTGATGTAGTAGCCTCCGATGTTATCCAGTGCTTGCTCTAAGCCTACGAAGTAAGCCATTAAGCCGAAGATTGCAAGAACGCCTAAGTGAGTAACGACGACGACAGTAACGAAGTGATTAACGAAGTTTTGTTTCATTGGATTATAGTAGTTTATTTTTTTTTGTTTTGTTAGGTGATTATTATCGGCAGTCCTCAGTCCACCAGACCCGTGCCTCGGTGTCTACCCAGCACTCAACGCCTCTGTTGTTGTGGTAGAATCTGCCAGCTTGCCCAAGCTCGCCATTGTTGTTTTTGTTTGCGTGTTCTTGGCGTTGCTTTCTGTTGCTCTCCCAAGCTGAATCGATTGGCCAACAGGTGGCGATCTCAACGCAGTCAACGATCTCGCCTGATTTGTTTTTGAATTGCTTTATCATGTCAGTAGTATACCAGTTATTGAGTTAAACGCAAGGGTTATTTTAATTTATTTTAGAGCCAGTCTTGCTCTCTGTTTTGTTCGTGTGCCTTGAGGATAGTATCGATCACATGGTGCGCCCTTGGGCAGTCGGTCTTGATCCACCCCATAAGAAAGCAGAGATCATCACGCATTACTTGGGCGGCGGCTCGCTCTTTGCAAAGTTTGTCGAAGTCAGTTCTTTTAGGAGTTTCTTTTGTTTTCATGATGTAACTATACCACAGATTGAGATGATTGCAAGTTTTATTTTGTTTTTTTCTCACTTCATTATCGTGAGCTTGTCGAGTGCATCAACGCCGAAGTCGATACCGAAGGGCGAAGGCTTGGACAGGTCGCCCCAGTCTTCGATCTCGTTAAGCAGTGAAGTGGCAAGCGATGCCCAACAGTCGCGAGAGAATCCCGCTGTAGCGTTAGAGCATACACGACGAACAACCAAGTCCACCGCATCAGTCGCGGCATCAGGAAACTTAGTTGTAAGGTGATCGAACAAAAGCTCGCCATCTTCATTGGCGAAGCGAGGAGCGAGACGGACGGCATCGGATATAAGTTGTGCTAACATGCTGTAAGTATACCACACTTCTCAGATAAATGCAAGCTCTTTTTTGTTTTTTTATCACTTTTTTTGACGGGTGGCTAGGGGAGGGTTTTTTCAGAATTCTTGACTTTTCACTTGACACGCAAAGCGCGGGGGGGTGGTGAATTCTATAAACAAGAAGCCTTTCATTCAGTTATTCGTGTAAAAAAGAACATACATGTCATACAGGTATAAAAACTCATTATTGTTGGGTCATATAGAACTTACAGAGAAACAAAGCATATTCCATAAGACAATGAGGAACCCCGAAACGCGGGTAGTATTTATTAGTGGACCAGCAGGAACTGCGAAGACATTTATTTCTGTTTATACAGCTTTATATAAACACAATCAGGACAATCTGCTTAAAATACTCTATTTGAGGAGTTTAGCTGAGAGTGCGGATAAGGGGATGGGTTTTCTGAAAGGTAGTATGGATGATAAATTTAATCCTTATATTGGACCCTTAGAAGATAAACTGGATGAACTTTTAAATGCACATGAAAAACACCAATTACAACAGCGGGATGCGATAGATGCGGCCCCGATTAACTTTTTGAGAGGTGCAACGTGGAAAAATAAAATTGTTATTGTAGACGAAGCACAGAATATGAGTGTAAAGGAACTTACAACGGTGATAACCCGAATTAGCACTAACTCTACATTATACATATGTGGAGATACAATGCAGAGTGATATTAATTCCACAGGTTTTGAAAGATTCTGCAAAGTTTTCGATGACGAAGAGAGCAAAGGATACGGAATACATCACTTACAATTTACTAAAGATGATGTCATGAGAGACAAAATTATAAGCTATTTAGTAGATAAAATTGAAAAAAGTGATTTAAATAAATAAAATTAGCCATGAATAAAGTTTTCTGTGTATCATGTGGATTTAAAATTCTATATGAAATAAATAAACCTAAGTTTTGTTCTAGTTGCGGAGAACCTATTGGATCTATTTCATCTTCAGCTAAAGCAGAAGAACAAGGAGAGGTTGAAGAAACTTCGATGGCTAGTATAGATTTAGATAAATTAAAAAGAGGTATTTCAGTTGAGGCTAACTCCAGCAAACAAAACCTAAAGGACATATGGGGAGGCGTTACTGAGCAGGAAGCTCAAGCTGGCGGCATGGGGCGTATGGAACGCGCACCCTCAAAAGACCCAGAGGGTCAGGCTCTTTTAGATCAAATCATGAATGAATGCGCTTCTTCGCGTATGAAAGACGTAGATGAGCCATGATTTTGATAGCCAAAGCGAAGATCTAGAAGAACTACTTAAAAAATATAGACCGAAATGGCAACTAAGTGCTTTAGCATGGATTGACTACGATGATGTCTGCCAAATAATTCGTCTTCATATTTACAAAAAGTGGGATCTTTGGGACCAATCGCGCCCTTTCAAGCCTTGGGCTTCGATGATTATATCGAATCAGATTAAAAATTTGATTCGTAACAATTATTCAAGTTTCGCTAAGCCTTGTTTGCGCTGTCCTCATAACATGGGGGCGACTAGTTGTGAATTGACAAAAAGCAAAGAACAAGACGAAACCTGTCCTGACTTTGCCAAATGGAAAAAGAAAAAAGAAAGAGCTTTTAATATAAAGCTTCCCCTAGCTCTAGAAGATGGGATTGCCTCAGGCGTAACCACTTTAAAAGATTTTGTTGATTATAAAAACGCCTCTGAAAAATTGCACGGTCTTGTTATGGCCCAATTAAACGAAAAGCATAAAAAAATATATTATATGCTTTATATTGATAACATTGACGAAAACGATGTCGCTAAAAAATTTGGGTTTAAGGCAGACTCTGCAAAAAGAAAAAAGCCTAGATATAAGCAAATGGCTAACTTAAAAAAGAAATTTTATAATATTGCTGTTAAAATTATGAAGGACCACGATATCTTATGAATAACATAGAATTAACAGACGAACAAAAAACTCAAATACAAGATGAGTTTTCAAAAAACCCTGATTTGAAGCATATTACGCAAACTGTGTTTGGGGATGAAAATTTAGATGGTCGCTCTAAAGAGGGTAGGGCTGTTAGGGCATTTTTAATTAATAATAATTTAACATTTACAACTACTTTAGCTCCAAGAGTTGAAGAAGTAGATCTGCATACAGAACAAAAAGAATTCTTAATGAGCAATAATGTCGAAAGAGGCATGAACGCTCTAGAGATAACGAGATTAGCTTTTAAAGATAGGGATATACAGCCACTTAGTCAGCAGCATAGAACCGTCATGGAGTTTCTGCGGCGTTACAGACCAGAGATTGTAGACGATAACGAAATGATCACTAACGATAAGTGGTCACCGCCAAAATCTCTGTCCAGAGCCATAAAAAAAGTAAACGACTGGGCTGGGCAGAAGTTTGATGAGATAGAAATTCAAACAAAACAGAAAAGAATGATGGAGACGCTTTTATTTTATTTAAAAAGCCCTCGTTTCGTTCATTTTATAAATCAATATTCAACAATAGCAGACAGAGACTTATTTGAGAGTGAATTTGTAAGAACCGTTTGGGATAAGCCAGACTTAACAAACGATGAATTAAATTTGTATATTACGGTCTGCACAAACTACGTCAGGCAGAAACATATCCAGCAAAGGATCGACAAACTGAACACGATGCTCAATGACACCGATAATGAGCGAGATTTAACATTGCGCCTTACTGAGCTTATAAAGGCCACCAGCGAGGAGTTGAACCAATGTGAGAAGAGAATCGAATCTTTGACTAAAGACCTTAACGGGAGCCGTCAGGCGCGTTTAAAGGCAAGAGGGGAGCAGAATGGAAGCATAGCTGCGCTTGTTGAGGCATTTCAAGAAAAAGAAGAGCGAGATCGGATGATAATGATGGCAGAAATGCAAAACAAACTAATCGAAGAAGAAGCCGACCGATTGGAGTCAATGGACGACTATAAGGCTCGTATTTTGGGAATTTCTAAAAAAGAGATACTGTAATGGAATTCGCTTGTCTAGAGTGTGGAAAAAAATTTGATAACAAGAGGAGCTTTCATGCACATCTTAAAGCTCACGCTTTAACTATTGGGGATTACTACGTCAAACATTACGAAAGAAAAGATTTGTATTCGGATGAAAGAATTCCTTTCAAGTCTTATGATCAATACTTTAGGGATAATTTTATCAGTTATGATAATTTTAAGTTATGGATGGACTCGGCTCCAGAGGAAAAGGTTGAGGACTACCTCAGAGAAAGAGCAGAACAAAAATTTCAATTAAAAGGCATTAAAGTCTCACCCCCTAACCTTTTTTATGATTTGTCAGAGATGGCTGGCATTTATTATTATAAAAAATTCTGGGGTTCTTATAAGAACTTTTTAGATGATTTAGGAATAGATAATCATTTTTGCGGGGGACTGCCCAAAGACTTTTGGGAAATTAGTCGAGATGACATATCATTATTTACAGACACAAGAGAAAAGGCTCCGTTAAAATTCAAAGACTCTATAATTAACAAATTAGATTTCGGGGATTATACAGCTAGAGGGAATCTTTATACAAAAACATTTGTAGATAGAAAAGCGCAGGATGATTTCAGGCAAACCTTCGGCAAGGATATAAAAAGATTTAGGAGAGAAATGGACAGGTGTGTTGAATTTAATTCATATATGTTTGTAGTAGCAGAGACAACTATTAGTAAACTAGAAGAGCATAATAAAAAATCTAAATTTAAATCTAACTTAGGGTATCTGTGGCACAATGTTCGCAATCTGCTTATAGATTACCCGAAAAACCTACAAATTATTTTTGCACACAATAGAGCAGGAGCTAAAAAAATCATTCCGCTAATTCTGCACTATGGAGACGGATTGTGGAATACAGATTTACAATATTTTATAGATGAACGAGTAAATGTCTTGGACAAAGGGAAAACAAGGATATCGGCTTGAGCATTCTTCACAGGAACTTAATAAAGTTCTAAAAGAATTAGAAGGTAGTATCAAGGAAGAAGAGGCAAAGTATTTGCTGTATAAGTTTCTACGGAACAATATAGCATTTACTTCTGAGTTGTTTTTAGGGGTTAAATTATTTCCGTTTCAGGCAATGGCCATCAAGGGAATGATGGTTTCTGATTATTCTATGTTTGTCTTTTCTCGGGGTATGTCGAAGACGTTCTCTACAGCTATTTATGTATTACTTGAGTGTCTACTAAACCCTAATTCAAATATAGGTGTTATTGCAGGGACATTCAGGCAATCAAAACAAATCTTCCAAAAGATGGAGGATATAATCAGCAAACCTGAAGCTAGCCTAATTAAAGAGTGCGGCTTTAAAATACAAAAAGGAACTGACCAGTGGACATTGACTTTAGGTAAGGCTAGGGCGATAGCCCTTCCGTTAGCTAATGGTGATAGACTTCGTGGATTTCGATTTAATAGGATTGTATTAGATGAGTTCCTCACTATACCCGAAAAGATATTTAATGAAGTTAT